ATTATGCACTCCCTCCTGATTTTAATGAGGCTGTAGGTTTTTGTCTTCTTACAGTAAATCCAAAGGATGAGTTTATATTCAGATGCATTCATATTTCAAATGGAATAGTTGAGTCAACAGATAAGAAAAGACTGACACGTTATCATTTAAGTGAAAATACAATGGCAGAGGATTGGATGCTTATACCAGAAACATCGGCAAAGAGCATGTCGAAATATAAATTTACCTCGTATGCAATAAAAACATCCTGGATACATTTACGTACAGATGACGACATACTGTTTTCATTTCGTACTTTGGCACAGGATGAATTCCCAAACCTGTCAAGTTTTATTCAGACAGATGGAATTAAGGTGAATGCTCCGGCAGAATTGTCCGAGATTTTAAACAAGTCCCTTATATTTGCAAAAGAGCAGGAAGAGCCTTATGCAGAAGTCACAATCGAAAACAATGAAATGAAAATAAACTGCAAGGGGGATTCAGGATTTTATGAAGATGCAACAGTAATAAATTATAACGGGGCCAGACTTTCGTTCTGCATAAACCCTTCGTTTTTAAACAGCATGACAAAGTTGCTTAGTTCTATTTTAATATGCAATAACTGTGCTGTTTTATTGGGAGATAAGTTTGAACATGTTGTATTATTTTTAACGGCTAAGGAGAAAAAATAATGAAAAAGATAATTTATGATGATATGGTTAATGAGCTTTCGGCAGATTCAACTTTGGATTATTTTGGAAATATAACAAAGTCCATAAATATAGATTGTGTTATATTTAAAGAAATACGTAAATATAAGGACCAGCCTGAAATTATAGAAATGTTATTGGACTTACGAAATACCAACCAATTGAAATTAGGGATCCTCTCAAAACACATGATGGGGATATGACATGGGATACGGATTTTTTACAGACTCAGACTTAAAGAAACTGAAGACTGCAAAGATTGCTGATTCTGAATGTGGTATTTGTGGACTGTACAAACAGTGTAAAACTCCAAAGATGCCAGTAGTGGGACAAGGTCAGAAGAAAATAATGATAATAGCAGAAGCTCCTGGTGAAATGGAGGATGCCAGAGGTATTCAATTAGTGGGAGAGTGTGCAGAACTTCTTAGACGTTCTTTATTTAAAGCAGATATAGATTTGGATGAAGACTGTTTAAAGACAAACAGTGTGTGCTGTCGTCCGGAGAACAATCAAGCACCATCTGACATTCAAATTACATCGTGTCGTCCCCGTGTCTTTAAAGATATTAAAGCATTTCAGCCAAATGTTTTAATTTTACTAGGGAGTATAGCAGTTAAGAGCGTACTTGCTGAACTCAGAAATAAAGCAGCCGGGTCTATTTCAACTTGGAGAGGTTATAATATTCCAGATCAAACTTTAAAGTGCTGGATATGTCCGACATTCCATCCCAGTTATGTTTTAAGAGAACAAAAAAATAAAGCCGTTGAACTTATATTCAATCAGGATATAGCAAAAGCTATGTCTTTTGTTGGTGTTCCAGTTCCTGATTACTCTGATTTATTAAACAGAGTTTCAATTTTATCAGAAAAAGAAGCAATGTTGTTTCTCAATAAGATATATAAGGAGCCTCCAAAGATATGTGCATTCGATTACGAGACAACGGGTATAAAGCCACATAAGACTGGACATAAAGTTGTTTCTATGTCTATATGCTATTCAGAACAGATGTCCTATTCTTTTATGGTGACACCTGCTTTAAGGCCATATATAAGAAGATTTTTAGCTGATGATAGAATTGGTAAGGTTGCAAGCAATATGGCTTTTGAAGAGTCCTGGTCCCGTGTATTTTTTGAAACACCAGTCAGTAATTTTATATGGGACACAATGATAGATGCACATATACTTGACAACCGTCCGTCCATAACAAGTATAAAGTTTCAGACATATATCAGATACGGAATAGCAGATTATAACTCAGCGGTGGAGAAGTATTTGAATTCAGGAGATGATAAAAAAGATGGATGTGCAAATGATTTTAATAGGATAAATGAGTGTCCTGAGTTGATGTTGTTGAAGTATGATGGACTTGATTCACTGTTTGAGTATATGACGGCTATAGATCAAATGAAGGAGATGTTAGATGTTCCCAATTTCATATAATGCTTATAAGTTTATGCATGACTTTAGCAGGGCTCTGTCAGATGCTCATTATAAAGGAATGAGAGTTGATGTAGATTATTGCCGGGCACAGCAAAAACATATTGAGCGTAGGATTTCTTTTCTGGAATCACAAATGTCAAAATGTGAAGAGGGTAAAGTATGGAAAACTATGTATGGGGGAAAGCTGAATTGGGATTCCACTCAACAACAAGTTGATGTTCTTATTAAAAATATGGGACATGCATCAGATAAAAAAACAGCAAAACAAAATATAAGTATTGATGAAGAAGTTTTAAGGGGGATGAATATAGACTTCACAAAGTTTTTACTTGAACGAAAGAAGCTATCAAAGGCAAGTGGAACATATCTTAAAAATCTGATAGATGAAACTGTTGATGGTTATGTTCACCCTGTTTATAATTTACATCTAGTAATTACATATAGGAGTTCAGCTGACTCTCCCCCTATACAACAAATCCCTATACACGATGATATGATTGCTCAGATTATACGCAGAGCATTTGTAACAGAAAAAGGGTATATGATGATGGAGGCTGACTTTAAAGGAGCTGAAGTCAGGGTCAGTGCCTGTAATCACGGCGATCCAGTCATGGCTAATTATATAATGGACGAGAAGACAGACATGCATCTGGATACAGCCAAGCAGTGCTTTATGTTGACAGATGATTTAATAACAAAGGAGAATAAAAAAGATATAAAGTTTTTTGGAAAGAACAATTTTGTATTTGCTGAGTTTTATGGCAGTTGGTTTTTAAGTTGCGCCAGAGCTTTGTGGAAATCCATACATGAAAAAGAAGTGGTTCTAGGCAATGGTCAGACAATTATTCAGCATTTGGCTTCTAAAGGAATAACAAAACTTGGAGAGTTGTTTAAGGTTCGTGGTAAATGGGAAACAGAAAAAGGAACATTTATTGAACATATTAAAAAAGTTGAAGATGATTTTTGGAATAACAGGTTTAAAGTTTACAAGCAGTGGAAAATAGAACACTTTGAAAAATATCAAAATCAGGGATACTTTGATATGTTCACCGGATTTAGATGTTCAGGGGTTATGGGGTTTAACGATGCTGTGAACTATCCAATACAGGGACCATCCTTTCATTGCCTAGGGTGGGTTTTTATAAAAGTCAGTGAGTGGATAAAAGAAAACAAATTAAAAACAAAAGTAATAGGGCAGATACATGACTCAATAATAATGTATGTGCATCCTTCGGAGGTGTCTTATGTGTATGAGCGAATGAAACAGATGATTGAGGTTGAATTGATGCAAGCGTGGAAGTGGATTACAATACCGATGAAAGCAGATTTTGAAGCAACTCCTGTGGATGGGAGCTGGTACGATAAAAAAGCGTTGGAAATATAAGGAGGATTTATGATTAGGCTTTGTAAGGAATGTCGTGAGTATACACGAATGGAAGGTTCTCATATTATGAATGGAAAAAATTGTAGATATAAAAAACAGAATTCAAAATATAATATTGGTGATGTTATTGAGTATTTTGATCGTTGTGTTGATACGGGTAAAAAATACAAAAAGTTTGGCATAGTGTCAAAGGTACTATGTTGTGGTGGGCCCACGTATGAAGTAAATCCAAATCCCACAGAAAGCTTCACAGTGAAAGAGCCACGTATTTTAAGATGTGTTAGGACTGCCATTTTAGATAAGTGTAATAAATCCCGTGTTGATACAGAGATTATGCTTTTAGAAAATAGAAATCCAGATGTTGTATTCAGACGGGAGTTTCATTCAAATTGTGAGAGTTGGATGGTGTGTGTTAAAGGGATCAAGACAATTACTACGATAAGGTTTTGCAAAGAAAGATACTTCAAAACAAAGGCCTGTTTTGAGACTTATATAGAGGAGATTGAAAATGAATAAATGTCTTATATGTGGGTGTCCAACAACAAGAAGACGTATAATGGGGATTGCACTTTGTGCCAAGTGTCATCCACGAACAGAAGAAGACATACAGTTGGAAAAACTGGCAAGGTCTTTGGGAAGAGAGTGTGCTTTATTGGTGGATAGTATAGTAAATGAAGTGCTAAATAAACATAAGGAGAATTGACATGCCCTTACATTTAAATTGGAGACCCAGTAAATTTGAAGATTTTATAGGGAATGAATCAACAGTAGCTGCACTTAAATCTATATTTCTGTGTCGCCAGGAGTCTCAGGATTTCCCACACGCAATGTTATTTTCAGGCCCCAGTGGATGTGGTAAGACAACACTGGCCCGAATTGTTGCAAAGGAACTTGGCTGCAATGAAATGGAACTGTGTGAGATAGACAATGGGGATTACAGAGGTATAGACACTGTCAGAGATTTAAGACAGAGTATAAACTATGCTCCAGCTATTGGGAATTGTCGTGTCTGGATAATGGATGAGGCACACCAATTATCAAAAGACGCTCAGAGTGCACTGCTTAAAATACTTGAGGAGCCCCCAAAGCATGTATACTTTCTTATATGCACAACAGAGCCTGAAAAGCTACTCCCGGCTATAAGAACAAGATGCACTAAGTACACTGTTGAGTCTCTCTCAATGCGTACTATATTTACGTATATAAGCACAGTTGTTCAACAGGAGGGGGCTGATGTCCCGTCTGCTGTGCTTACTCGTATAGCCCAGGATGCTGAGGGGTCAATGCGAGTTGCACTTGTTATCCTTGATAAAATAATAGATATGAACCCGGCAGATATGTTGAAAGCTGCGGAACAGCAGTTATATTCAGAAAATAACATATTCAAATTTTACAATGCCTTAAAGGATGGGAGTTGGAAAACAGCATCTATATTTCTTCAGAATTTAACAGATGAGCCGGAAGCTGTCCGTGCACAGATATTGGGGATTTGTGCGAAAGACCTTTTGAAAAAAGAAGATGATATGGCATATTTAATAATGTCATGTTTTAAAGAATCATTCTTTTATACAAAGAAACCGGGATTAATAATAGCTTCGTATGAGGCAGTACAAACAATAAAAGCAAAAAGGAGTCAGAGATGAGTGAGCATGACTACGACAAGGATTTATCCATCAATCCACTGGAATTGGATATTGAATGGATACAACAGCCTAGGAAGTACAGATACTGGTCTGAACTTCTTGCTGATGCAAAACGGGAACTGGACAAGGCAAAAGCAGAAATCCCTATAATACACAGCAAGCTTTTGATGCAGATAAGGAAGAACCCTGAAGCTTTTAATATTGAGAAAGTAACAGAGGGCACTGTTGAGGCTGCAATAAATGTACATGCAGATTATATTGCAATAACAAATAAAGTTATTGATTTAAAGTATAATGTGGATATATTGTTTAGTGCAGTCAATGCATTTGAGCAGAGAAAGACAGCGTTGGAGAACCTTGTAAAATTACTGGGACAGCAGTATTTTGCAGCTCCTACAGTTCCACGTGAGTTTACAAAAGAAACCCTAACAAAAATAGAGGAGGGCCTAGTAAGAAGAAAAATAGTGCAAGCATTAAACCCAGTTAAAGCAGAAAACAAACCAAGAATAATTAGAAGACAGGAGTAGTGGATTATGTCACATGCAGATTTTATTAAAAATTATATCAAGAACAAACCAGCGGATGTCACATCCGGAAGCCATCTTACAGTGTCAAAGGACAATATGTACAAGCCTGTTGCAGGTATGATGTTTTTTGATATACTTATGTACAAGGTGTCTCAAGAAGGAAACCCAGACAATATAAAACCGGGACAGTACTTTTATAAGCGCACATATTGGACACATGCCAATATAGGACCGGAACAGAAAAAGATTGTATGTCCCCATTCTATTGGTAAGCCGTGTCCTGTTTGTGAGTGGCTTGCAATGGAGAGACGCAAAGAGGGTGTATCATACGAATCAATCAAGAGCATGATGCCAAGTAAGCGTGAGTTGTATAATGTCATTGATTTGACAAAACAGAATCCAACAATACAGGTTATGGACATCTCCAACTTTGCGTTTGGAAAACGTTTGGAGACAGAGCTTTCCACAACACACGATGAGAATATTTATCGTTTTGCTGATGCCATAGATGGGTTTTCATTGGAAGTACTCTTTGAAGACAGAGCAACGGGTGGTGGGGGCAAGTATCCAAGTGTATCAAGTCTTCATTTCCTACCACGTGGGTTTAACTACGGAGAGGAAATAAAAGATCAGACAGTTGATCTTGACAAACTTATTCAGGTACTGTCTTATTCTGATTTGGAAAAGATGGTACTTGGGGATGTTGAAGCTGAAGAGATAGGGGAAGATGCTGGTCCTATTCTTCCCCCACCCCCTGCTGCTGTAACGAGAGCCTCAGTTCCAAGAGTTGCTGTTGGACAGCCCCCAGCAGTGGCACGTCCTGTCATTGCACGTGCAGCAGTTCCGGGTGTTGTACAGCGTCCACAGGTTGCTGCTCCAGCAGTGCAGAGAACTGTAGCTGCTCCCCCAGTAGTAACACGTCCAACTATCAGCAGGGCCGTCAGTGCTCCTGTTGTTAGAGCTGTTCCAGTTGCTACACCTATATCTGTGCCTGAGCCGGAGAGTGAGGCCAATCTGTGTCCACAGGGAAAGACATTTGGTCAGGATTGCAATACAGCTGGATGTGAAACATGCCCAGATGATACCTGGAGAGCCTGTCAGGAAGCACAGGGTGGTATTCAGTAAGGGTGTAAGTAGAAATAGGCTGTCCAGCTTGGAGGGTGGTCTGGGCTGGATGGTCTTTATAAACATAGGAAATGGGATATGTCAACGAATAAAAGAATTCAGAGAGCAGTTAAAGCAATTGAGAGTAGTGGTCAGGTTCAATCAGTAAAGGCAACACACACCCCATTTTCAATGGGATTGACATTGTTGAACTTAGCTATAACCGGAAAGCCTGATATTGGTGCATTTGGGGGAACAGTTGTAAATATAATAGGGGGTGAGTCAATAGGGAAGACACTTGTAACACTCACAGCATTGGCAGATATTGCAAATAATCCAAAATTAGACCATGTCCAATTGTACTATGATGATGCTGAACATGCTAACGACTTTAATTTAAAAAGTGTTTTTGGGGAAAAGCTTGCTGCAAAGTTACAGCCTCCTCGAATTGTTGACGGGGCTCCTGCATACTCTACCACGGTAGAGGAATTAAAAGATAACATATTCAGATTGAGTGCAACTGGAAAGCAATTCGTATATGTACTAGACTCCTTAGATGCCCTTACATGTGATGCAGAGATGGCAAAGGCCGAGGAGGATATGGAACGCCGTGAGAGTGGTGGCGAGATAAAGGGGTCTTTTGGTGGAGGCAAGCCAAAAGGGATGTCTGAGCTTTTCAGGCAGTGTATATCAAAATTGTCCGAATGTGATTCATTACTATTTATAATATCCCAAGTAAGGGATAATGTGAATGCTGGATTGTACGGGAAAAAAGAAGTTGTTACCGGAGGCAGAGCATTGGGCTTTTATGCCAGTACCCGTATCTGGATGACATTGAATGAAAAGATAAAGGTTGCTTTGAATGGACACGACAGAATTATAGGGAATCATGTTAAGTTTAAAATAACTAAAAATAAATCAACGGGAAAAGAAAGTGAGTCCTTTTTCAAAAGCTATTATAGTTATGGTGCAGATGAGGTGGGAACAAATGTTGACTACCTTATATATGAGAAGGTGTGGGAAAAGAAGGGAGCTGTGATAGATACCAAGGGATTTATTACAGAACCAGTCAAGTCAAATGCTATAATTAAACTGATAGAAGACAGTAATGCACAGCTTCAGTTGAGAGAGCTTGTACATAAAACATGGATTGATATTGAAGAAAAATTAAAAGTGGACAGGAAACCAAGATGGTCATAATAGATAGCAATTATATAGGGTATCTGGCCTTATATACTATGGGGGATTTATCCTCAAGTGCTGGGGCTTCCGGCATCATATTTGGGTTTCTGTCCCGTATTCTTAATTTCTCAGAGTACTTCCAGACAAATGACTTTGTTTTTTGTTGGGACAGTAAACATTCAAGACGTAAAATAAAATGTCCTTTTTATAAGGATAGAAATAAAAATAGAACAGAGGAGGAAAAGGAAAGACTAAAAGAAGCCTATCTTCAATTTGTTGAGTTGAAAGACAATGTGCTTCCTGGTATGGGCTTTTCAAATATATTTCAGCAGACAGGATTTGAGAGTGATGATATAATAGCAAAGATAGTAATGGACACAGTTGGAGATATAATCATTATATCTTCTGATGAAGACTTATACCAATTGCTATATAATTGTAAAATGTATAATCCATCTCAAAGAAGTATAATGACAGCATCCCGTTTAAAGGATGAGTATGATGTCAGCCCGGCAGAATGGGCTACAGTTAAAGCAATAGGGGGCTGCACATCCGACACAGTACCGGGAGTTGCTCAGGGAATTGGTCAGAAGACAGCAATTAAATATCTGAGAAACCAATTAAAGACAGATTCAGTTAAGTATAAACTGATAAAGGATAATGCAGATATAAGATATAGGAATGAGTGGTTGGTAACACTTCCTCTGCATGGGACTAAATCAGTACAGATTACACCCAATAGCTTTAATCCTGATTATTTCTGGGAACTTTGTGCTAAATATCAGTTTAATTCCTTTCTTGATGCAGAGGGAAAGGAGAAGTGGGAACAGTTTTTCAAAGGAAATACTGTCTCAGCTGTTAATGAGAAGATAAAAAACACATTGAATAGAGAGGTTGACTATGTTACTGCTATCAATTGATCCGGGGGATAAACGTTCAGCATACTGTATTTACGATACAGAGTCTGAGAACCCTATTATAGAATCAGATATATTGGAAAATGAAGATCTTTTAACCTTTATAAACAATCCAGATGTTTACCATTGGAATGAATTCTATCTTGCTTGTGAGATGATTGCGTCTTATGGGATGCCAGTCGGACATACAGTTTTTGAAACCTGTGTGTGGATTGGAAGATTTTGGCAAGCATCCTATATCTGGGAACATAAGAAACATTTTGTATATAGAAAAGATGTGAAGCTGACTTTGTGTGGGAATCCCCGTGCAAAGGATGGCAATATACGCCAAGCCCTTGTTGATATATTTGGAGATAAGGGGACAAAGAAAAATCCTGGAAAGCTTTATGGGTTTCACGATGACATGTATGCAGCACTGGCAGTTGCTGTAGCATTTGAACGAACATTTAAACCACCTGTTACAAAAATAATTAGGAGGGCTATATGATAAAGTCTATACGTTTGGTGAACTGGGAGGCCCATAGGAATTCATATATAGAGTTCTCAGAAAAAACAAATGCTATAATTGGAAGTTCTGATTGTGGTAAGTCATCCTTAATGAAAGCAATGAACTGGGTTCTTACAAACAGACCGCTTGGGGATTCATTTCGTTCAACATGGGGTGGGGATACAATTGTTGAAGTGTGCACAACAGATGGACATATTGTTAAACGGGTTCAGACAAATAGTGCAAATAAGTATTTTGTTGATGGGCTTGAACTTAAAGCTTTTGGTACAAGTGTTCCGGATGAGGTATTAAAATGCCTGAATATGACAGAAACAAATATTGCAAAGCAGTTTAGTAGTTTCTGTTTGTTGTCCGAAACAGCAGGAGAGGTTGCCAGGAAACTCAACAAGGCAGCAAATCTTGATAAAATAGACCACTGTTTAACTTCAGTTGCTGCTGAGATAAAGGAAACAAGACAGAATTTAAAGACAACTGAAGCACAAGTTGGGGATTTATATGCTAAACTTCAGTTGTTTGAGTACCTTGGACAACGTAAAATAGATTTGGATGCTGTTGAGAAAAGAATACTAAGCTATACTCACAACAACAATCAAGCTGATTTGGTACACAGTTTGATTGAAAGGGCAAAAGAAGTTGAAGCAGATATAAGTAAGTGTTTTGTTGATTTAGGGTGGGAAGATCTTGTTAAGAATATACAGACGGCACTTGATATTAAGAATAGAAATACAGAGTTGTATGCAAAAATACAACAGACTAAGACACTTGCAGAGCGATTAGAGACCAGACTGGTTGCATTTGCACCAATAAGAAATGATATGGACCCACTGCTGGTACAGATAGAACAGATAATTCAAGCAGGAAAGGCCAATAAACAGAAACAGAAACAACTCACTGAATATATAAATAGGTACAGACACCTGTGTTCAGAAGTACAAAAACAAACAACTGGGACTATAAGTATGGAAAAAGAGTTTAACGAGTTGATGCCCGATACTTGTCCTTTATGTGGGAGTGTCAAAAATGAGTAAGTTTGTATTAATGTCGGACATGCATTTAAGGTTTGACAGGCCTGTATGCAGAACGGATGATTATGTTCAGGCTCAAACAAATAAATTAAAGTATGTAAGGGATTATATATTTAAGAATATAATACAATATGTTTTACATGGGGGTGATTTATTTGATTACTGGAAAGCTTCCCCTGAGTTAATAAATTATGCCATGCAAAACTTGCCCCATCAAGTTATAACAGCAGCAGGACAGCATGATTTACCACAACATAGTATGGATTTGATAGGTAAATCAGGAATAGGTGTACTACGGGAATCAGATTATATATACATGGGAGCAGTCAATCACGAACAGAAAACACTTAATTGTAATATACAGGTTGTTAATTTTGGAGGCACAGTTCCAACATGTATAGAAAGAACAAAAGAACCCCATATTCTGATTATACATAAGTTCTTATGGGATACAAAGACACCGTTTTCGGATGCACAATCAAACGCAGAAGCTTTTTTGAGGAAGCATGACTGCTTTGATTTGATACTGTCAGGAGATAATCACACACCATTTGTTCTTCAGGATGGGCATAGGCTCCTTGTTAATCCTGGTTCAATGATGCGCATGGAGTCCAGTCAGAAAGATTATGAGCCCGGCTTTTATGTATGGGACTCAGAGACATTTGAACTTGAATTCTGTGCATTTCCAATAGATAAAGAAGCTGTAACAGATATACATATAATAACGAAAGAGCAGAAAGACCAGCGCATAGAGGAATTTACAAACAAACTTCAATATAACTTTGAGGGAAATCTATCGTTTGAAAAAAATATGCAGTCTTTCCTTGCAGCCAATCCACAGGATGCAAATATAACAAACAATATAAATAAAATAATGGGAGCGTGACATGGATATTGAAACCAGACTTTTAAATTTGAAAAGGGAGATTGAGAACCGGAAGATTGCAAAGGCACGACTGGAGGGTGAGTTGTCCCAAACACTTAAACAGTTAAATGAGTTGGGATGCAAGGACATACAATCAGCCATTGTAATGTTAAAGAACCTTGAACTTGAAATACAAACACAGCAAAAAACAATAGAAGACTTACTTGTGTCTTTGGAGAGTGCCGTATGGCAATAAATGAAAACAGTGAATTTCCTGTACAGCATCTTGGTATTTCAGCAGAGCAAGATGTCCATCGTTTGAATGAAAAATTAAAACAATGTAAAATTCTTTTATTTGAGATGTGGTTATCCATGGAAAATAATCAAAAGATTAATAAAAGAATAATAGAGTCCAACACTAGAACAGAAAAACTACGTTTTAATTTATATGGTAAAGATTACAAATCATTTGAACGTGAATATGATGAATGGTATTTTGGATGTATAAAATGAGTATTATAAAAACAATGAAAACATGTAGGGGGACATATGGAATTAATACCTGATAAGAATATGGGCATATTAAACTCAATATATTACTGTAAACAATTATGTTTTGAGATGT